AAGTTGTACTGGGGCTACCTAACTTAGAGTAGTAGAACTGAAACTGTAATATAGTTACACTAGAGTCTACCTCAAGTAGACCTCCGTAATATTTCGAATTTGAGATAAAGTTTCTTTCTCGTTAGACGAGAGTAACCTTAGGTTTTAGACTCAAGTATCGACTACACCTTAAGGGGAGACTACCTAAAGTTCACTTGGGGTCTTCCTTAAAATTTTAGACTTGTTCGTCTTACACTTGAGTCAAACTAAAGTACGATAGTAACCCGACAGGACCTCTCGTCTCACTAGAGAACTACTACCCTCCCTTGGTTGAACTAGGGGGGGACTCTCGTATTCGGTGGGGGTAGACCCCCGTACGGTAGAAATAGTCCCGGGGGATTCTCTCGTGTCCCTAGGCAAGAATCATGCCACAGCCTTTGTCTCAAACTTTAGCATTTACACCAGAGCAACCCTAAGCTGTGCAACCTTGGGTAACACTTGAGTCTTACTTTTGCACCGTAGGGGTGGGTGGACGGGAGAGTGCTGGTGTGGGGACTCTCGTGTAGGTTGTGTAATTTGTGGTGGAGTGGGTCCCCTAGTGTTTCTACGGTAGGTTTTAAGGCCTCTGGCTTACGGCTACAATTCCAAAATAACAAAAATTGTTACGACTACACAAAAAAGGAATAGCTGACTGGTACAGTGCAAATGGCTTACCAGAGCCCCACCAGAGTCATACCTTGGGACCACTGAAGTCATACCTTGGGAATACCAGAGCCCTACTGGAGTCATACCAGAAAGGGCCACTCGTAACCCCCTGATAACATGTCCCTTTTTCTAGGTGTAACCAAATCGACGAAAAAAGACGTATATATCTGTATACAGTAGTATACTAGAGTTCTCCTAAAGTCATAAGGACACTAAGGGAGACCAAGGAGTTAACCGATAAAGGTTATTAATAATTATTAATTACTCCTTAAGAGAGACTAAAGTTAGACTCTTGTATAGGGAACTTAATAGTTTTTAATAACTCTTTGTAGTGTCCTTTAGGAAAGACTCTAGTATCCGACTTCGACAGTGCTACAGTATCCTTTACTGGTTTGTAGTCGAAAAAGAATTACCCATTTTGACCGTACAATAGTACCGTCCAGAACAGAGGCCCTAACTCTGACAGTTAGAGAGCCCTCCCTCTACCAATCACTAGAACTTGGCCCTAGAGGGAAAATACCGGCTTGAGGTGTAGTCCTAATTAAGGACCCCTCAAGCTTACCCCTCAGGTTTGTAGTCGCATTTAGGCGGAACCCTGAGGGGCCTTATACCTTGACCCGGACTTATACAGCTCCCATATCCCGACCAGAAAGGAGCTTAACATGCCTACACCTAGAAAACCTATCCCTTCCGTAGTAGCCGAGAGACTTGTCACCGGTGGGCCTACTGGACTCATCTGGGAGAACCCTGCATCCAGACGGTTGAAGCCGGGTGATAGTGCAGGTTCACTAAAAAGTTCTGGATACTTCGCAACAAACCTTGGGGGAAGTTTGTACAAGAACCACCGAATTGTCTGGTTCCTAGAGACCGGAGAACAGCCCCCGCAGTTCTTGGACCACATCAATGGCAACAGTCAGGACAACCGGGTTGAGAACCTGAGACCTGCTACCGAGGCTGAGAACAAATGGAACAGCCGTATTTCTCTCACCAATACCTCTGGTGTTAAAGGGGTCTACTGGAACAATGCTAAGGGCAAGTGGTATGCACAATGTAAGGTCTTTGGTAAGAAACACCATCTTGGCTGCTACACAGACCTTGACGAAGCAGCTGAAGCTGTAGCCCGGTTCAGAGAACAACACCACGGCGATTTCGCCAATCATGGATGAAAGACATGCCAGAAGCTCTAAAATACAAGAAGCCCATTGCTAATAAGATCAAACGGCTCATCAAAAGTGGTGTCTCGATGAGGGACATCTTTGCTGACATTCAACACCTCAAGGGAGCCCCAAGCTCCCCGACTACGGTGTACAAGATCTATGCCAAGGACATCGCCGAGGCACGAGCTGAGATCTACGAGGCTGTAGGCAACAAGGTCCTAGACCAAGCTCTTAACGGAGACCCCAAAGACGGGGCTACCTTCAAGAGTCAAGAGCTTTTCCTCCGGTCACGAGCCGGATGGTCCCCTACCAGCACCGTACAGGAACAGGAACTCGAAAAAGACCCTGACACTGACGTTTCAGCTATTGACGAATTAATGACCCTTTTGGGGAAGGCACCAAAGTCAGACGAGTAGGGTCCTAAAGCAAACAGAACCCGAGGAGACACTAGTGTCCTATCGTACCCCTCCAATCACAGCACAGACCCTCAGAGAGCTACCTGACGAGCAAGTCCAAGCAGCTCTAGCAGCCCTCGGACCAGAGAAGGTCAAGGAGCTGCAACACAGCTGGGAGTTCTGGGCTAGACCCAACCAGCTAGAGCCCAAGGGCAAAGATTGGAACATCTGGCTTGCATTGGCGGGTAGAGGGTTCGGGAAGACAAGAGCCGGAGCTGAGTGGATTAGGCACCGGGTCAAATCCGGCGATAAGATCCTACATGCCGTAGCCCCAACCAAGGGCGACGTTCGTAAGGTCCTCGTAGAGGGTGACTCTGGCCTCCTTAACGTCTGTTGGGAGGGGGACAAAACCTACAAGGGAGTCCACATGGGTTCCCCTGAATGGTCCCCGACAAATAACACCATCACTTGGGCCAACGGTGCTAAGGTAGTGTTCTTCTCAGCGGAGGACCCGGAACGATTGAGGGGTCCACAGTGTCATGCGGCTTGGTGTGATGAATTATGTTCTTGGAGAAATGCCCAAGAGACTTGGGATATGCTCCAGTTTGGACTTCGACTAGGCAAACACCCCCAAGTCTTCATTACCACCACCCCCAAGACCACTAAGCTCCTTAGAAACATCATTGCCGATGAAAAGACCATCGTAACAACTGGTAGCACCTTCGATAATGCTGCCAACCTTGCAGACACCTTCTTGGATGCAGTCAAGGCCACTTACGAAGGGACACGACTGGGCCGACAGGAACTCTATGCTGAGATCCTAGACGAAGCCTCCGGGGCTCTCTGGAACCGTACCCTTCTGGCCTCCTGTGAGATTGAACCAGAAGACGTACCGGACCTGAACCGTATCGTAGTATCCATTGACCCTGCTATCTCCTCCAATGCTGAGTCCGACATGACCGGTATTGTGGTAGCTGGTGTAGACATCAACGGTAAGGCCTACGTCCTTGCAGACCATACGGAAAGGTACACCCCTCAGGAGTGGGCCTCTAAAGCTATCGAGCTTTACCATGAGTATGAGGCTGACAGGATCGTAGCAGAGAAGAATCAGGGTGGGGACATGGTGAGGCACACACTGCACACCGAGGACCCAACCGTCCCCATTAAGCTGGTGCATGCGTCGAGAGGCAAAATGGCCCGAGCTGAGCCAGTGAGTGCTTTATATGAGCAGGGGAAGGTATTCCATGTCAGAGGGCTAAACGACCTAGAGGACCAGATGGTCCAGTGGGAACCACTAGGTTCCACGGGTTCCCCTGACAGACTTGACGCAATGGTGTGGGCAATTACTGACTTGGCCCTCAACGGCTATGCTAAACCACAACTGAGGTTGGCCTATAGCTCAGCCCAAGGGCTCCGATAGTTCACCAGTGTCTCCACACTAGGGAACCCGTAGAACCCCCTAGGAAGCCCACTGACGGCCTTTGAGGTTTCTCCGGTGTCAGTACCCCCAAAACACAACAAAGCCTCCCTACGGGCTTCCTGAGGGCTCCTGAGTAACCCCAGTTTTAGAGGACCCTGAAACAAGGGGAGAACGAATGAAAAAGAACCTTTCCCAAGCCAAGGCCCTAAAGGAACTCGGGGTCTCTGGTAACAACGTCCACAACGGTGGCATTAGAGCTGACGAATTTCTCCCAGAGCTGAAGGGCCGAAAGGCCATTAAGAAATTCAGGGAGATGAGAGAGAACGATAGCACCATTGGAGCTGTCCTCTACTCAGCGGAACAGATCCTCCGGGACGTAGAGCTTAATGTAAAGCCAGCTGATGACACCCCAGAAGCAGAGGCTGCAGTTGGGTTCCTTGAGTCCGTACTTGAGGATATGGACCATTCTCTGGATGACCATATCTCTGAAAGCCTCTCGTTCCTGTCCTATGGTTTTCTCTGGTTTGAGTTGGTGTACAAACGCCGTCCAGACGGCAAGCTTGGCATTAAGAAGATTGCTGCCAGAGCCCCTTGGACTATCGACCGTTTTGACATAGACCAGAAGACCGGGGACGTTCTCGGAGTTTACCAGACTTCTTCTCGTCCGGGTGCTATCACCAACTACATCCCCAAGTCTAAGTCTATCCACTACAAGACCCACACGATCAACGGGGATCCTTCTGGCCGTAGTATCCTCCGGAATGCCTACACCTCTTACGAGTACCTGAACAACATTCAGGCAATCGAAGCTATTGCTGTAGAACGAGAGCTTGCAGGTATCCCTGTAGGTCGCCTCCCTTCTGAGTACCTTTCAGCTGATGCTACGGATGCACAGGCAGCTATTAAGGCTGACTTCGAGACCATCCTCCGGGACGTTAAGTTTAATGAGCAAGGCTACCTGATCCTTCCTTCTGACATGTATCCGGATAAGGACGGTTCCCCCACTTCCAACCCACTGGTTAATATCGAGCTTATGTCTGCCTCCGGCTCTCGGAGCATAGACATTGATCCAATCGTTAGCCGATACCAGCATGACATAGCTCGTAGTGTACTCTCTGAGTTCCTTATGCTTGGGTCTCAACAGTCGGGTGGTTCTTATGCCCTCTCCAAGTCTAAGACTGACATCTATCTCCGGGCGTTGGAAAGCTACATCACCACCATTACGGATGTCCTTAACAAGCAACTCGTGGAGCCTCTCTGGGAGCTAAACGGTCTCTCCCCTGAGACCATGCCAAAGATCAAGGCCTCTGACGTTGCACCACATGACCTCCAGCAAATCTCCGGATTCCTTCGGAACCTTAATCAGGCCAATATCACTGTGGCCGACCACCCCGAGGTTATCCAAGACCTCATGGATATTGCAGAGCTGAACTATGTACCTAAAAAAGCAAATACAGACCCTGTTTCAGTCGATGGAACGCCGGAACCGGATCGCCAAGGATCGTTTAGCTTTGATGAAGATGACGGATCGGGAACTGAGTGACATGGGTATCTCCCGACTCCAGATTGATGAAGTCCTGAGGAACGGTAGGAAATGAGCCAGTATGCAAGAGAGCTATTCAAGGACAGTCCCCTCTCCATTTCACAGGGGCAGGTGGCCGGTCATTCTGTAGTCTCTAAGTTCGGGTACAACCCGGACGTTGGAGTCACTAAGGAATCCGTCTGGTCTGCTGGTGGTCTTTACCCTTGGTCAGCCCTTGCAACGGCTCAGACCATCTACCTTATCTCCACTGATGCCGGGGACACCGGAGTCGTACAGGTTCAGGGCCTAGATGAGAACTACGTCCTGCAGACCGAGGAAGTGACCATGACGGGGCTTACAGCAGCCTCCACCACAAACACCTTCCTCCGGGTCTTCCGAATGATTTACCTCGGCTCTACGGACAACGTAGGGACTATCACAGCAAGGGTAACCTCCGGAGCCGGTACAGTGGTTGCACAGATTGATGCAGCTTACAACCAAACCCTCATGGGGGTTTACACGGTCCC